ATGCCAAAACTTACAGACATGCAGATCCGCGCATGGATTAAGAGCGGGGAACGCTTCGAGGGGCGAGCAGACGGTGACGGCCTCTATCTGAGGTTTCGAAAAGAGGATAAAACTCCTTTTTGGCGCTATCGATATAAGCTGGCGGGAAAGGCCCGCACCATGATGATCGGTTCTTATTCCGATTTCTCACTGGCAAAAGCCCGAGATATAGCGAAAGAGCTATCCGCACGGGTAGCGCTCGGGTATGACGTAGCCGCAGAGAAGCAGGAGCGCAAGGCTGAGGCAATAGCGAAGATTGATGCTGAGAAGAACGCCATTCACGTTTCAGAGCTTGCCGCTGAGTATTACGCCCGCCAGATAGAGACCACTTACAAACATCCGGAGCTTTTCCGCAGCAGTCTGCAAAAGAATATCGTTGCTATCATCGGAAAGATGAAGGTAGAGGACGTTCGCCCGCGGCACATTGATAGCGTCCTGCAGGATGTGTTAGAGCGAGGGTCTCCCACGGTAGCTAATGATGTACTTCGCATGCTCAAACGCCTGTTTGATTACGCTGTGATACGCGGAATGATAGAGGTTAACCCAGCCATATCATTTGGCGCTAAAGACGCTGGCGGCAAAGAGCAGGGGCGCAAACGTGCGTTAAGCCGTGATGAGCTGGTTATGTTCTTCAAGGCTCTACGCCGCGGGCGTGGAATCAGCAGAGAAAATGAGCTGACCTTCAAGATCATTCTGGCGCTTGGGGTGCGCAAAATGGAGCTCTGTGCCGCCGAATGGTCGGAGTTCGACCTTGATAACGAAGTTTGGCATCTCCCTGGCTCGCGGGCAAAGAATGGTGATGACATCGATATCCCGCTGCCGGCGCCAGTGATCGAATGGATTAAAGAGATTCGACTTTTTGCCGGTGATAGCCGCTGGTTAATCCCAGCCAGGCGAGCCAGAACAACGGCTCACGTTAGCCGAGCCACGCTAAATATGGTTATGCCGTCCGTTCTGAAAGAAATGGCTGACGTTGAGCCGTTCAGTATCCACGACCTGCGGCGCACCATGCGCACACAGATGGCCGCGATAGGTATTGACCCGGTGATAGCCGAGCGCTGCCTTAACCACAAAATACCGGGCATAGAGGGCATATATAACCGCCACCAATACTTTGATGAACGCCGGGCTGCGTTAACACAGTGGGCGGGCTTGCTGGTGGCACTGGAACGCGGCGAAGAATACAACGTTACACCGCTGAGAATGGCGAAGTAACCAAGATATGTAAAGAATCAGAGGACAGATTGAGCCTAGCCCGACGGGGTGAAAAGCGGGAAGCCTTACCGCCTGGCTCAATCACTTTAAAGGCATGGCGTAAAAGGTAACGTTATGGCACATGGCAAATTAATTAATATCTGGGAAAAAAATACCATCCCTCCATTACCGTGGTGCTCACTAAACAGAGCCGCAACACTATTGAAGTGCGAATTATCAGACTTCTCAGCATGGATGAATCATCTAAATCCTATGATTGAATTTAAACAAAGTTCAGTGGAAGGTACTCTGACGGTTACATTGAATAACTATGATAACCCATATGAGTATGGGGATATTTCAAAAGAATATATTGACCTTATACCTGTGGCATCACGAGGCGGATTGACTCCAACTTCGCCAATGATAGATACCGCATTCACCATTGATAAAAATAAAAAAACACTGGATTTTGTGGGCTACTTTGATGGCATGGCATCCGTTTTGGAAGGGATGTATTTAATTGAAAATGATGAGCTAATAGTCCTTCCGCAAGATTTGTTCTGCGAGATTCCTATTGCAAAACTAGGCGCTCCATATGTTGGTGAAGACTGCCCGGTACTGTCAGTAGATGATATTTTAATTAGACCTGTTTATGCGTATTGCTACGATGCTCAGCCAATTGTTTTGAGTATGAATGATGTTTATCTAAGCAGGGAGGATATAGAGCTAATTTACAATTGCGGAGTCCAAGGTATAGATTTACCAGAAGATAGATTGACCGTGTCTGAATCAATTAAGGCTAAGCCAAAAATTAGGGAAACGGCAAAGCAATCTAGATTTATTGCTTATCTAATAAATGCTCTAGGCGTGAAGCAAGACGAACTAAAAACACTTTCCATCAAAAATATTATGGATAGATTAAGCCATATGGCAAATGAGATTAAATTTCCTGATGTAACGGATGACTCTTTACGGGATTGGTTGGAAAAAGCCGGTTATAGGTAATTATGGTTAGTTTTCGCCAATGAAGATGTGCCGTTAGTTTCAAGCAAACAATCTCATAACTCGGAGGAATTTTCTAAAACTCGGTGAGATTGTGAACTGCTATTGATAGCCTTTCCATCACCAGCTATCACAGGAGTTACGGGACATATGACAGCCTCTCAAACCGCACAATCAGCACTTCCCACTACTGGATACATCCGCCGCTTTCGAATGCCGGCGTTGTTAGGGGTATCAATGCCAACCATTGATCGATGGGTTAAAAACGGCACATTGCCACGCCCGGTGAAACTCACCAATAACGTGACCGCTTTTGATGCGGTAGAGATTAACAACTGGCTGGCAGAACGCCGCGGGGTGGTGGTCTGATGGAAAAAGAAAACCGCCCATTACAGGCGGCTAACATAGATACTCGCGAATCTGATGTTACGCCACTAGCCTACACCGTTCAAGCCTCAAAGCGCATTCCGAAGAAACACCGTGCTCGCACCTACATGCTGCGTTGTGGGGCTGGTGGGTGGACAGAAAACGATATCCTGCGCAATTGCCGCCTCTCATCTGGCCGCAACTATGCGAGCGAACTTGAGCGCGAGCTTGATATTTGCCTGGAACGCCTGGAAGAGAAAAACCCTGATGGTATCGGTGCGCACATGCGTTACCGGTTTGCGTGCCGTGGTGACGTGCTGAAGGTGATTCAGTTCGTTAACCGCATGGCCGCAGTCAACCAACATTACGGGCTTTCTAAGCAGGATATCGCCGACATTCTGAACCTCTACCCGGATAACTTCACCGCCGCATAACGGAGCCGACAAAATGAAAATCGAAAAAAGCAGATTCAATTCTGAGGCTGCCCCTCAACCCAACGTTAACCCGGGCGTAATTAATGGTAACGACTTTGCCGCTATTGTCCCTGTTATTTCCGGTCAGATTGGTGGGCGTGAAACCAATATTGCGAGCGCCAGAGCTTTGCATAAGGCGCTGGGGGTGGGCCGCGACTTCACCACTTGGATTAAAGGGCGCATTAGTCAGTATGGTTTTGCCGCTAGTGTGGATTACATCACCGTTGAAAATTTGAGCTCACCCGTTTCGGGGAGCGCAAAATTTCGCCAGCAAATTGAGCATGATTATCTTCTCTCGCTGGATATGGCTAAAGAAGTGGCAATGGTTGAGCGTAACGAGCAGGGGCGAGCTGTGCGCAGGTACTTCATCCAGTGCGAGGAGGCGTTACAGCTGAGTGCGCCTGAAATCGCCGCGAAGTACCGTCGCCATCTCAAAGCCCGCATTGGTGCTGCCAATTTCTTTAAGCCGATGTGCGCAGCTCTGGAGGCTGCCCGTGCTGAGATGGGGAAGGAGACTCAAACTCGTCATTACAGCAACGAGAGCAACATGATCGCCCGCATAGTGCTCGGCGGCATGACCGCTAAACAGTGGGCTCAGGTGAACGGTATCGCCGGCGAGCCTCGCGACAGCATGAGCGCTGGCCACCTGGAGCATCTCAGCTACCTGGAGAGCACCAACATCACGCTGATCGATATGGGCATGGAGTACACCCAGCGTAAAGCGGAATTAACCCGCCTCTCTCAGCGTTGGCTGGCTAAACGTCTGGGGGCTAACGATGAATAAGCCCACCAGCGCACCGCTGCCAAATCACTCCTACCGCGACGCTCACGGCCAGATGGTGAGCGTGGCCGCCGTAGCGCATAACCGGGTGACGTTCTACCGCGAAGGTTACCAGTTCCCTTGCGTGCAACCCATTGAGCGCTTCATGAAGGAGTACACGGAGGTGAAGCAATGATTACCGGTGCACGGCGCAAAAGCCTCTCTCTGGCTGGCCTGATGTATGCAAAAGTTAACGCTCTGCAGGCGGTGCGCCACAGCGGGAACCTGTCAAAACCTGTCATTCTGTGGGCCACTGATAGTGGCTCTGTTGAAGTGTATTTCGAGACAAGTAAGCGCGCGGGTAAGGGTTCGGAAACTGACTATCGGGAAGATAGCGTGTCCGGCGCCGGCGTTGGATGCGGGGCCCATCACACCGCCAGCTATAAATTGCCGCACCGTGACAAAAAGGGCTTGCGGTCTGAAGGTAGACCGGTCTATGGTTATAGCGCACCAGCAAAATCTGGTGCCGGGATTGGTCTCCCGGTAATGTTATCGGCGATACATGACGCGCCAAGCGTCTTTTTTTGTGTCGTTAGCTCAGTACACCCTTTTTTCTGCGATACGGGTATAATCCGTGCCGCTCGCAAAATTATGGTGGGCTGTGTAGGGGCTTCTTCGGAAGCGCCGGTTTCCGATAACGCCGGTAAGACCAACTCTGCACAGTCCACCACCCGCAAGATTGGTCTCTTCGGTGGTGGTTACAAAAACCAGTTATCGGAGGCTGCCGCCATGGCTACTACCCCTAACCAAAATCCGCAATTTATTTGGATTATCGCCGCTGTTCGCCGCGATTGCCCGACAATCACAGCAAAAATCCACCATATCATTTCAGAATCAGAGCAGGAAGCCCGCCGCACACTGACACGGGATCACGTCTGTTTCTTTGCAGGCCGTATCCGTCTGGAGGTGGCAGCATGAGCCTGTATAACGATTTAGTACGGCATGATCTGGATTCCTGCTCACAAGATGAGATTGTTGGGGTTCAAAACAGATCCAGTGAAGCAGTTAACGATTTGATGATGGGTGTTAAAGCAATTGGAAGCCTGATGTTTTGGGCTTCCGACAATCAAGAGTACAGCGAGGAAACAGCGAAAGAGGATATGTATCGTTTAGGCGCCATGTTGGGAGTAGTTAGTGATGTAGCCAGAGCTTTACGTGATACATCTGAGAATGCGATGTATCTCAGGCGGGTCGCTGATGAAAAAGGGGGGAAATCATGAAAGATTTACCACTCATTGACGCCCAATGTCGTGTTGAACAAGCACAGGCTCTGCTCTCCATATGGTTAGAGGGCACGAAAGCATCTGAACGAGATATTCAGTTAATTTGTGCTCTGATCTCGTTACTCCAGGATGTACCGGAAGCTATTAAAACGGCGGATGAAGAACTTGCTGATTACGTCTTGTGTGCTCATCGGGAGAAGCGTCAATGAAACTGGCACCGAACCTGAAACATTTGCCAAAAGAAAAATTTACTGAAGCAGTTATTTTTGCTGGAACCGATGCGTATGCACATGCAAAAGGTTGGGAAGAGGGCCTAGGTAAACAAGTCGCTGAGGACAGAACACCTCCCATTTATCTTGGACCGAAGCAGCTGGCGGAACTGGAGAACCTGCAAATTATTGATCAAGGGCGTCGCAGTGCTCGTGTTTATCTGGCTGGAAGCATTGAGCCAATAATGATTAATGCCATTGGGGAAAAACTTGCACAGGCAGGTGTACTGGAAGCGAAATTATATAAGGGAATTCCTGACCAAAAACCGGAAAACTGGAGGCAATATCTGGCCAGGCTCAGAGAACAGGGCGAGCACACAACGACATCAATTCTGAAATCCAATAAATCTGTGAATGGCGACAACCTGAAGCCACATGTTGAAAGCCGAGCTGACGGTATTTTTTGGGTTGAGCCAAAATCAGACAAAGATACCGGGGAAATAACTACCCGTGAAAGCTGGCTGTGTTCTGCTCTGGAGGTCATAGGTACTGGCATAGATGACAGTAAAACCCGGTATCTGATCCTGCGCTGGCGCCCATTCGGTTCGAAGGGGGATACTGTCCAGGCAATACCGTTTGCTGATATCGGTGAACGCGAAGGCTGGCGATCGCTCAAGGCTGGTGGGGTGAACGTCACAACTAAAAGTGGTTTACGTGCAACGCTGGCCGACTGGCTGCAGAGCTGTGCCAATGGTGAGGTATGGCGCATTGCGCATGCTACGGGCTGGCAGTGTGGCGCCTATATCATGCCTGATGGCGAGATCATCGGTACTCCAGATCAACCGGTGCTGTTTAACGGACGAAGTTCTGCCGCATCCGGTTATACTACCAGCGGTACTGTTGAGAGCTGGCGAGAGAGCGTTGGACGTCTGGCCTTTGGCAACTACTCGATGATGACTGGCGTGGCCGCAGCGCTGGCAGCTCCTTTGATTGGCCTTGCCGGCGCTGATGGTTTTGGTATCCATCTCTATGAGCAGTCGAGCGCGGGTAAGACCACCACTGCCAATGTGGCATCCAGTCTCTACGGCAATCCTGATGTATTGCGCCTCACCTGGTACGGTACCGCGCTGGGGCTGGCGAATGAAGCTGCCGCACACAACGACGCGCTGATGCCGCTAGACGAAATCGGCCAGGGCGCTGATCCGGTGGAGATCTACAAATCTGCCTACGCGCTTTTTAATGGTACGGGTAAGCTGCAGGGTGCGAAGGAGGGAGGAAACCGTGATCTGAAGCGCTGGCGTACTGTGGCCATCAGTACCGGTGAGATGGATCTGGAAACATTCATCGCCAGTGCCGGCCGTAAGGCTAAAGCGGGCCAGCTGGTTCGCCTGCTGAACATTCCGATGCGTCGGGCAGTGCGTTTCCATGAGCATATCAATGGTAAGCACCATGCCGATGCTCTCAAAGATGCATACCAGCATAACCACGGAGTGTCCGGGCGTGAGTGGGTGAAATGGCTTGCTGACCACCAGCTCGAGGCGGTTAGCGCTGTCAGGGCCGCGGAAGAACGCTGGCGTAGCCTGATCCCATCAGATTACGGGGAGCAGGTACATCGTGTCGGTGCCCGGTTCGCAATTCTGGAAGCCGCATTGCTTTTGGGTAAGGTGATAACCGGTTGGGATGAACAGACGTGTCGGGATGCCATTCAGTACAGCTATAACGCCTGGCTGCGCGAGTTTGGTACCGGCAATAAAGAACATCAGCAGATAATTGAGCAGACCGAGGCATTCCTGAACGCTTACGGCATGAGCCGTTTTGCGCCGTTCCCGTATGACCCGAGCAGTCTGCCAATCTCCAACATGGCGGGATACCGGCAGAAAGGCGGTCACGAGGCTGACCCGATGGTGTTCTACACCTTCCCGGCAGCCTTCGAAGGGGAGATCGCCCGCGGCTTTAACACTCGTCAGTTTGCAGAAGTCCTGAAGAAAGCTGGAATGCTAACGCCGCCGACGTCTGGTCGCGGTTTCCAGAGAAAGTCTCCACGCATTGATGGGCGACAAATTCGGGTTTATGTCCTGCAGTATCTGCCGGGCGATGACCAGCCAGAGTAAAAGCATTCTTTCATGTGTGTAGTTTAGGTGTTGGTTCAGTTGGTTCAGTTGCCTCAGTGGTTATATGTATATGTTTAATAAGGTTTCATGTTTGAAAAATGAACCAACATTGAGGCAACAAACTACCATTTTGAACCAACACTGAATCAGGTACAGGGCATCAGAAGAGAGAGGGTCACAGCAATGACAGCTCAAATTTCAGCGTATGGCCGGCTGGTGGCCGACCCGCAGACCAGAACAACAGGAAAAGGTACGAATATGGCTATGGCCCGCCTGGCGGTAGCGCTGCCCTGAAATGCGGCAGATAATGGAGAGGCTACCTGTATGCGCGCTATTGATTTTATGCTGTAGAGGTTGTAGCGCAGGCCGCAGAAAACATAGCCGACCTTGCGGTTTTGGTCCGGATGTACCTTTCGGCAATATCGAAGTAATCATCCAGCCAAGGAACAGACCTGATCTCCTGATTAACCCCCTCCATGAACGACTCTTACCGGCTTCAATTCGCCGGTGCTGTTGAGGATGTCGAGCACGTCCATCTGGTCGATTTCAACTAAGCGCAGGAGCACATAATCAACATAAACACCAACATATTCATTGCGCTTTGTTTTGAGTTCGGCGATTCTGTTTTGGATGTCAAGTTTTGACAAGTTCCGGGCAGCTATACGGTTTGCGTTCTTTTCGCTGTACCCCGCCCGAATAGCCGCCTGTGTAGCGTTTAAATCGATGAGGTACTCGCGACAGAACATTTCTTGTTTGTCGGTGAGTGCCATATCTTTCACTTTTAAAAGGAGGTTTTATGTCAAATATTTCTGGAGAACCCAAATTTAAAGTTGGAGATATTGTTTTCTTAGTTAGCGGAGGGCCCGGAATGTCTGTTGCCGAGCAGCTTAGAAATTTCAAAGCTGAAAGGGGCTGGTATTTCACGGGTGAATATAAGTGCCAATGGTTTTCCGGTAAAAAACTTGACAATGGAATTTTTCCTGAGGAATCACTAACCTCAACAAACCCAAAGTCTTGAACCCAAACGCACTTGTACTATCTATTGACGACGTTTCATCTTGGATGATGTCAGTTCTTTCAAGAGATGGGTGCCTTTATCAGCAGGATGTTGTCGATTATCTCGTCAAAGAAAGCAACGAGCAGCATCTCAAAGAAAATGCAGACGGCAACCAAGCACTATCGACAAAAGTAATCAATAAATTCAGGGTTGATAGTGGGGATGGTGTCGTTTGGGTTCAACCGGACAAATACTGGCGATATCGAGTCCCCGAAGACGAGAGCGGTCGCGAGGCTCGCGGATGAGTCAAAGGACGAATTAATTCCCTCTCACTTTAAAAAAGGTCACCTCCTGGTGGCCTTTGTAATGGAAATAAAAAACTACCCGGATGCGGCCTGTGCTTTAGATTTTTTTCGCTTTACTGTCTAATTTCCACCTCTCAAGCTCACCAGGAGCTGCGTGATATTCAATGACGATAACATCAACGGACTTGTCTAAAATTTTAGTTTTAGCTTCGATATCTCTGAGTTGGGGGTTAAAAACTAGAAAAACTTTTTCTTTAAAAGTTGACTTAGACTTCAGACTACCGATTGAGCTTGCATGAAAATCAACATTTCCAATAGTCAGTTTTTTTGAGCTACTGCCACATAATTTATGTGCAGAATCTTGCCCTAGCGCCTCGCCAAGGTACATGTCATTAGCATTCGAAATAATATTAAATAATACCCTGACATTGCTGTTTTTTGCCTTCGCACACTTCAATGCCTGGTTGAAGCCTTTTAAATAATTATGCACGATTCGCTCATAATTATTTTCACCGCTAATCAGATAATATGCCATTTTCACCCTCCATGACTTGCTAGAGCTGTATAAGGTTTCAATAGAGATCTTTCAAGAGGGGGGGGGCATAATTTTTTGCCATAGTCATTTGAGGCACTGAGTGCGGATGTTGTCCTGCAGGACACTCAGGGCTGTTTGGTCGCTGAGGATTCCGGACCGGATACCGAGAACGTTTCGCCCAGCAATTGAAGAGAGTTCGACGGTGGCATCATCCCCCATGCTGGCGGCGCCGGCGGTTTGGGTTGAGGCTGACACTGGACACTTGCCTTTGACGAGCCCCCGGCCGCCATTATCAAGCTTGCGCTGCACAGCATCATTTTCAGCTTTTGCATCGGCTAATTTCATCGTGTACTTCTTATCCAGCTCAGTAACTTCGCTTTGGCGGCCTGCACATCGGTGATAGTAGCTTTCGCCAGGCAGAGCCTGCTTAGTCGTTGTATCGCGCTGCCTTTTGTATTTTTCCGCAAGGTTCCGGCGCAGAGTAAATCCTCCCTCTCTGGCCCAGCAGCGAAGTGGTGATAATGACGGAGAGGTATCGTATGTTCTAGAAGCCCACTCTTCGAGTGTAAGAAGATTTGCCAAAACTGCTCTCCTTAAAAAATACCAGCAGTATTGACTGTTATGTTGATGGCGATGCCATGATTAACTCATCTTCGGTTATAGTGGCCTTAATGGAAATGTGGACGATAATTGCCTGTCGACCAACAACTTTACTACATATGGCATTGACATATGCAGAGCATGCCCATATATAGACATGAACTATCTACAAACCTTTACACGGAATTAGCTCCCGTTTTCCCCAATAAAACCACATTTTATCCTATCGTCACATAAGTGACGGATGCATATAAAGTAATTATTATGTACTAAAGGTTACCTTTACGGTAAGATCGCAACTAACAATAACTGTTCATGCATACAGTAAAAGGAGGCATGAAATGGCATACCCTGCGATAGCTGTAGCCAATGCCTTCATTGAGAAAGCAAATGAAGCAGGTGTTACCGATCTTTCTCAGATGAAATTGCAGAAGCTGGTGTTTTTTGCTCAATCATGGAGTCTAAGACTCTATGACAGACCACTAGTTGAAGATTTTTTTGCTAAATGGCCTTATGGTCCTGTTATACCATCGCTGTATCATGCTACTAAGCATTATGGCAGTGAGCACATTTCTTCATTGATTAGCACATTGGAATTCTCTGATGGCGGTTCCAGTGCGGTGGTCACTCCTACAATCGGGGATATTGGTGAAGAGCTTTCGTGCTTGATTAATAATATTATCAAAGTATATGGCCGCATGACCGCTGCTGCGTTATCTAGGCTAACTCATCTAGCAGGTTCTGCATGGTCGAGGGCTGGTGAGAAAGAGGCTGTACTTGATAATGAGCTTCTTAAAGAGTGTGTGATTATCGAGGAAGGACGGTTTATGGCATGTGCTGAGTTTCCATTTAATTTCGACCTAAGCAGAATGGAAGCGTTAGCAGAGGGCGATTTTGTAACTGTTCCCGATAATCTGAATTCTTTAGATGACTTCACGGCCTGGCTAAAAGAGGCCGTGAAATAATGAAAGTTGAAATTGGAAAACTTTTTGGCAGAGAGGTTTTAAATTTCCCTGCTAATGACCAAAAAAAAATCTATCAATTTATTAAACATGTCCAACAAAATGGATTGAATGGTTTAGAAGGTAGAAATAAAAACTCAGAGAACGTTCCTACAGAAGATCCTGATTTTGTGTTGAAGGTAAGGGTCGCGCAAGCTCATAAGCTATGGCATTATCACATTGGTATTGTCGATTATGATATGACCAAACCTTTTGGTGATAGGACATCTGAGTACATTCTCCATTACAAAAATGAGCTCATTAATGGGGAAGTTAAAGTTGTTGATTTCTCATCCCATCCTCCATTCAGACCGCCCTCTATACAATACTTAGATGATTAATCCATATAGGTAAATTGAAATTCCACATACAGTAGCTGTAGTTATTTTTCTCCTATTATGTATATTATTTTCCTGTCGTCTTGCTTTACCGCCCAGCCGAGCCGTTGTGGCGTTGTTCATAATATCCGCCACCACCTGATAAACCAGACCCGTAGCTTCCTTCAGACCATCCACTGGTTTAGCTGTATGTTGCCCGCCACGCTGACAAGGTCGCCTTTACGGTGTTTTGCCAACGCGTCGGCCTGCTTACCAAAGGCAATGACACCCAGCCAGATGGTTCTGGGTTGATGAGGCTGAGTCGGCTAAAATGAGAAATCTTGTTGGGTTGTCTTTGAAGGGTTCCTCGTTATACCCCTAGTAATCTGCTCCAAAAAATAGTGGGGATCGGTATTTTGCTCTGTATACGAGGCGTAGGATGCTGGGCGTAGTCTTGGTCGTTCTGTTCATGCTGGTGACCATCGCTGCGTGGCAGTTAGAACGCTATATGTAAAACCATACCACCCCATGAAATGCCCCATATCTTATTTATAGGCAGAAGTGACGTGTTCTGGCTATGTATGGCAGAAGTGGTGTGTTCTGCCTCTAAATACCTGTACTTTTTGGGAATTATCCTCAGAGGCTGTGCTTTGCTATAGGTCTGCAGATGAGACAGAACGCCGGCGAGACCAGAAAAGGCGGTCTGCATTATAAGCTGTTAGAAGCCCAGAGGTATGGAGATAGTGCTTCGGTTTGATGACAAATGTGTAAATCAGAATCGATCGTATTTTCAAAGCTACCAAAAAGACGTTTAATCTTGTTATTAACCAGTTTGGGCCAGTTAACCTGACTGGCATCACATTAGCGCTTGATACGAAGTGGAACTTCCACATCTTTATCAGTAATGTTTTGCCCGGGAAGCCCACTTTATACTCAGTGAACCGATGGCAACATTTATATAGATGAGGTGAAGCCATGATAATGGGCTACCTGTTTATGACTTATGTTGCGGTCGTTTCCTGTTGGCCAGTATCCTTGATTCTGCTCCTGGCTTTAGCAGCAATATTGTTACATTCTGACCGAAAGATTTTGCGTGTAAGTATCATCGTTATCGTCGCTTTTCTAGCCTTTGCAGCCTGGCAGTATGGTACGGCAGCGCACAGTACTTCTTCTTTTCTATCAGGTGGTTTTGCATGGCTATCAGGGCAAATTCCTGCGTGGAGTGAAAGTCGATAAGTTGAACTTAGCGGTCCGTGGCTTTAGCTTGTAGAATTTGAACGAATCGGGTATTTGAACTCGATTTCAGGCGCATCGCTTAGAAATCTGCCTGATTTTGCCATCAGGTATCCGGCGATTTCTTCAGGCGTCAAATCAACATGAAGCATGTCTTCATCCTGGAACCATTCATTAGGCCAGTAGATGAGATCTGACGGATTGGCATCAAAGTTTTTCTCCAGCAATCCCAGCGCGTAGCTTTGTTCCGATTCCTTGCCTTCAGCATTGCACACGAAACTAATTATCTGAACGAGTTCATCCCAGGTTAAATCCGCAACGTATTTCTCCTGATTAAATGCCATCCGGGTAAAGTTCTTTGCGTCGGTCCATGAGGAAAAGTCACGGAAATCAGAGAATTCATACGGATTAACGACCTGCCTGTTCCAGTCATTAATCATCGCTTTTAGCCCTTCATCATCTTCGTCGGCGCCGTTATCAATTTGCGACAGTATTTCTTCAGCTGCGTCCGCTAGTTCCTTTAGTTTCTGACGGCTGATTTTGGCTGGTTTCATGCGTTCAGGTAAGGGCATCAGGTCTTCCTTGTTAAGTTGAGACTCAGCAGCGAAAAGTCATTATGCAATCTTCCTCAAGTACTCGCCAAAAGTCTATAAAACAATCAATTCTCCTTCTGGTAACGATCGAAATTACTCTTTCATTAATTGCAATATAGGTAATGATCATTTCAATATGTGAAATTATAATGGCTGTATAAATATCAGGAGGTGGCCATGTCGAAACAGTCTGTCAAACCTGTCTTGCTCAGCGAAGCACAGATTCAGGCAATCAGAAAAATTCAGGAAAAGCAGCGCCAGCAATCAGGTATCGGCGTTGCGCCAACTATCCATGAAATCGCTCGAGGACTCGTGGATAAAGCACTAGCGTCCCTTTCTAATGAGTGCATGCCTGACGGCGTTTGTTCTTAATTTTTATCATTACCTAATTGAGGTGAGTTCAATGGTAGCTAAGTCGATCGTAGACATTGACGTAAATGACGACAAGTTTGTCGCGTTTATGGAAAGGTTTCGCGAGTACCAGAGCGCGCTGGATGATTTACCGGAAGCCTGGCGAGTGGCTGCCGTTGGTATTGGTGAAAGCAGCAAACAGACCGAAAAGGCCAAAGGTGAGGCGAAGGGGTTAGGCGCGGAGTTTAACGCCGTGGCCGAGGCCATTCTGACCATCAACAGCGGTATCGATCGGCTCAATACCAACCTGGAAGACTCGAAGAAAAAGCAGGATGAATTCAACAAAAGCACTCGCTCTGCGAAGGGCTTCATCAGCGATGCGACGAAAGACGCTAAATCGCTGGCAGGGCACATCAGTGAAGCGACAGCTAGTCTTCTGTCATGGGGTAGCATTGTTGGCTTGTTTACCGGCGCTCTCGGCGTAGGTAGCCTGTTTGGTATCAATACCCTGGGAGCGGGGGCAGCTCAGCAGAGATTTATGTCCCTGGGGATCGGTACGTCGGCAGGGAGACTGAGTGCCATAGAAGCCAACTACAGGAGGGCAATTGGGAATCCTGCAGGTACGCTGGGCGCTATCCGCGATTCACAAATGGACCTGTCTAAGCGCTGGACGTTTCAGGCGATGGGGATTAACAATCCCGACCAGGACCCGGCAAAACTGCTCCCGCAGATGATCCGCAACGCGCGCGATATCTTCGTGCAGAACGGCAGCACACTGCAGGGTGCGCAGGCGCACGGCCTGACAAACTTCTTTACTCTGGACGACCTTAATCGCTTCAAAAATATGAGCAATGAAGAAATTGATGCGATGGAGCGAAGGGCGAAGAAGGATGCTGAAAGATTAAACATTACTGATGAGCAAAACAGAAAATGGACGGAGTTCATTAATCAGATTGAGCTAAGCGAAAGAAGCATTAACAGGGCCTTTGTAATCGGCCTTGGTCCTATGGCGCCGCAACTGAGTAAATTGTCAGATGCGTTATCCGGCGCGATCGATACGGTTCTTAAATCACCTGATCTCGGGAAGTGGATTGATGGGCTTGCTGGTGGTATAGAGAAGTTCAGTAATTATCTCGCATCCCCGGATTTCACTAACGATGTTAACCAGTTTATGACAAATATCAGGGAAATGGGCGTAACTGTCGATAACGTCGTTAAGTTTCTTAAGGGTGAAACATTTAATGACTGGATGAAAAAATCGGAGGATAGCGCAAACTCTGCAGCTGACTGGGTAAAAGATAAAACTGGATTTGATCCGAGAAGCGTTGGCCCCACAATGAAAGAGTTTTTAGCCCCGTCGTGGGGCAAGATTAAATCGGCGTTTATTTATGGTGACTTAAATCCTGTTTTTTCAACGCCTGCAGACATCTCTGATAAGTCTCGCACTATTGCCGATCGGTTCAATAATCCCGGTAATTTGCGCTCAGCTTATGGGTACGATACCCATAACACCAAAAGCGGTAAGTTTGCCGTGTTCCCTACGCTAGATGAGGGCGTGTTAGCGGCGACTAAGCAGCTTCAGATTTATGGTGCCCGCGGCATCAATACGATTGATGAAATTTCCAGACGCTGGGCTCCGTCAAAGGAGAACGACACGCAGGAATATATTCGTCATGTCGTAAGAACTACCGGGTTTAATGAACATCAGCAGCTTAACCTTAACGACCCGAAAGTGCTGGCAAAACTTATTTCGGCGATGGCATCTAAAGAAGGTGCCGGCAACAGGGTGACTGAGGGCGCCATCATCCAGATTTTTAATAACACAGGGGGTAATGCGATTGTGTCTGCTGCTCAGCTTGGTGCCCGGTAATGGTGTCTTTTGCCCAGCAATGAGTTCCCTTGTTAACGTTTCAATTATATGCCACCAGCGACCTTATGGAGATATCTATGTTAATGAGTAAAGCCGAGTATGCGCGTCATCGCGGGGTAAGCCGGCAGACGGTATATGACTGGGTGGCGAAAGGCGAGGTCGTGGTCTCTGGCACGAAAATCGATGTAGAAGCGACGGAACGTAGTTTGCAGAAGGAAGAGCATACCCCGGACGAACGCCATCCTCGCGTGTTGGAAATGACGTGGGGGCAATTCTGGGCGGCGGTTAAGGCATTAGACGGAAAATCCCCTGCACCTCGTACTGAAGACGAGATAAAGCAACGTGTCTTGCATGCGGCGAGAGAGTTGAACTGGACAGTTGAGTTTATCGAAGATGGTGGAATTTACATGTGTGACGGCGATACTGAGTTTTACCTCACAACGTATAACCAACTCATTCAAAATGCAGACATAGCAATCCGGCTTATCCGCTGTGATGTTTGTTATACCGCCTCTGAGTGCCCTAATGATGAAGATGAATGGAGTAAAGAAGGGATGGCAGCGCTGGCCGAGTGGGCAAGCTAATAAAAACAGGTCGCTGTAAGGTGTCAACCATGACGTGAAAAACCGAGAAACGAAACCCGACAGGTTGACACTTTTATCGAAAAACCGTCGGACACGAAACCGATATCTTTACATTTTCCTCAGTGAGTATAGCTGCAAGCACCGCCGTTACTGGGTTTATGCGATTTAAACCTCATCGCGAAAGTGTTAACCCGATGCTTAGAAATGCCAGGTATTTGGGGAAAAGTGTCAACCTTACCTTCTGAGATTTCCTAATGATTTCGGAAATTCATTTCCCGGTTTTCTGACAAGTAGGCTCTGTTTCTTAAGGTTCTGGTCAGGCTATATCCCTTTTCTTTAGGCTGTTTTCCCCATGGTAAGCTGTGCGTCCAATGCCGGTGAATACTGCAAACCGTGCAGATGCCTTACCCCTTGAGATGATAAGGATTGATAAGGTTCCAGCAAGGGAAGCGGATAATTGCGCAGACGGACTTACCCCATGAGGTATACAGGTTTATTCATATTTACGGGGGGATTATGGATAAAGAGCTGAGGCAGATGCTGCTGACGCTGCGTAAAGAGCGTGAAGATTTTTGCCAGTTGAGGCGCGAGCTTCGTGAGCAGGGTAATGACTGGCTGCCGTACCCTGAACACTTACGGGCTATTCCATGTGGCGCGACAACCCGTGCGGGCACTCCGTGCAAAATGACCACGATATACAACAATGGTCGCTGTAAGTTACACGGCGGGAAAAGCTCCGGGGCAAAGACCAGGGCCGGCCGTAAACGTCAGCGCGACGGCTATAGGGCATGGCTGAAGAAACAGCGAGACAGCAAAGCGGGCAGGAAGCGAACGCGCGAATATACCAGCAATGTGGCCAGAGTTGGTGCTTCAACCTTATCGGAGCTGGGAGCTAGCGAAACGGATAGAGCGTTACAATCAGTCGATGGCATTAGCTTACGCTTTTCAGGTGGTACGCTGATTGTAATGCTGCCGCACGGTCATAGCATCGCGGTAACGCTTACCACCACCAGCCCAGGATATGGTGGCGTGCGATGGTGGTATGTTTGTCCGGATTGCGGGGGACGTAAAGCCTCCCTGTATCTTCACAATGAATCACTTTGCTGTCGACGGTGTGCCGGTCTTCATTACGCCAGCCAGAGTCAATAG